AAAAAGAAATAGAAATGGTCAAACACGCTCTGGTTTATATTCTCTGTTTATCCCAATGGAATGGAACTATGAAGGTTTTATTGATGAGTTTGGACGACCAGTTTTCGATACCCCAACACGAGAGTGTAATGGACCCGACGGTGAACTAATAGATATTGGTGTTATTGATCACTGGCAAAACGAAGCTGATGGATTAAAAGGAGATCAAGACGCTTTAAACGAATTTTACAGACAGTTTCCAAGAACTGAAGAACATGCGTTTAGAGATGAAACAAAAAACAGTATATTTAATTTAGTTAAAATATACGAACAAATAGATTATAATGAAGGAAACAGAAGCGCTGGAGTTTTAAACATTGGTAACTTTCAATGGATAAATGGAGTTAAAGATACTAATGTAATGTTTTATCCAGATCCAGCTGGTAGATTTAAAATTAGTTGGTTTCCATCTATAAATCTACAAAATAGTGTAATAGTAAAAAATGGAATTAAATACCCAGGTAATGAGCATATTGGTGCGTTTGGTTGTGATAGCTATGATATTAGTGGTACTGTGGACGGCCGTGGATCAAAAGGATCACTTCATGGATTAACAAAGTTTTCTATGGAAGACGCACCGCCAAACCACTTCTTTTTAGAATACGTAGCTAGACCACAAACCGCTGAAATGTTTTTTGAAGATGTGTTAATGGCGTTAGTATTTTATGGTATGCCATTATTAGCAGAGAACAATAAACCAAGATTATTATACTATTTAAGGCGTAGAGGTTATAGAGGTTTTAGTATGAACAGACCAGATAAAATTTGGAATAAATTATCAGTAGCAGAAAAAGAGGTTGGTGGTATACCAAACTCAAGTGAAGATATAAAGCAAGCACATGCTGCTGCAATTGAAATGTATATTCAAAAACATGTTGGGCTAATTGACGATGTGCAATACGGTGATATGTATTTCAACGAAACATTAAACGATTGGTCTAAGTTTGACATAAATAAAAGAACAAAGTTTGATGCTGCTATAAGTTCTGGTTTAGCTATTATGGCTTGTAATAAAAACTTATACAGACCACATCCCGAAAAACAAAGAGCTGCATTAAATATTAATATATCAAAATATAACAACGATGGGAAGTTCTCAACGTTAATTAAATAAAAAATATGTATAACACAGGTTCAAATTATTTTCCAAGTCAAGTTGTTAGTGACATAGAGAAAATAAGTTTAGAGTATGGTTTAAAAATAGCTAACGCTATAGAAATAGAGTGGTTTGATAAATCTTATAATGGAAAATATTATCATAATATAAATAGATTTCACGAGTTAAGACTTTACGCTAGAGGTGAACAAAATATACAAAAATATAAAGATGAATTATCTATTAATGGTGATTTATCATATTTAAACTTAGACTGGAAACCTGTTCCTATTATTCCTAAGTTTGTAGATATTGTTGTTAACGGTATAGCTGAAAGAGGTTATAAAGTTAATGCGTACTCGCAAGATCCTTTTGGTGTAGCTAAAAGAACTGAGTATATGAACGTAATGCTTTCTGATATGTTAACTAAAGATTTAGCTAAAACAGCTAAAGATGTTTTTGGTGTCAATATATCTGAAAATCCTATAGAAGAACTTCCTGAAACAAAAGAAGAGCTAGATCTTCACATGCAGTTAACTTATAAGCAAAACGTAGAAATAGCTGAAGAGTCTGCTATATCAACTTTGCTAGAAGGTAATAGATTTGAATTAACAAGAAAAAGGTTTTACAGAGATTTAGCCGTTATAGGTATAGGTTGTGTGAAAACTGGGTTTAATCCTTCACAAGGCGTTACCGTAGATTATGTTGATCCTGCTGATATAGTTTATTCTTACACTGAGTCTCCTTATTTTGAAGATATATACTATGTTGGCGAGGTAAAAGAAATACCTATAAACGAATTAGTTAGAGAGTTTCCATTTTTAACTACTGAAGATTTAAAAGAAATTAAAAAAACAAAGTCAAGTAAGTATTCTTCTGCTAGAGGAAACACTAGGTACAACATGCCTACTACTGACGAAAACAAAGTTCAAGTTTTATATTTTAATTATAAAACTTATATGAACGAAGTTTATAAAATTAAAAAAACAGCAAGTGGTGCTGAAAAAGCTATAGAGAAAGATGATAGTTTCCAACCACCTCCAGGTATTGAAGGTCGTTTTGATAAAATGGAAAGAGCTGTTGAAGTATTGTTTGAAGGTGCTAAAATAGTAGGTGGTGATCGTATGCTTCGTTGGGAGCCTGCTAAAAATCAAATGAGGCCAAAGAGCGACTATACTAAAGTTAAAATGAACTACCAAATTGTAGCGCCTAGAATGTACAAAGGTAAAATTGAAAGTTTAGTTAGTAGAGTTACTACTTTTGCAGACATGATACAGTTGACACATTTAAAGCTTCAACAAGTTATGTCACGTATGATGCCAGATGGTGTTTATTTAGATGCTGATGGTTTAGCTGAAATAGATTTAGGTAATGGTACAAATTATAATCCACAAGAAGCATTAAACATGTTCTTCCAAACTGGTAGTATTATTGGTAGATCATTTACTTCTGAAGGTGATATGAATCCAGGTAAAATACCTATACAAGAAATACAATCAAACTCAGGTAGTAATAAGCTTCAGTCTTTGATTACAACGTACAATTATTATTTACAAATGATACGTGATGTGACCGGTCTTAATGAAGCTAAAGATGGTTCTACTCCTGATAAAAATGCTTTAGTAGGTGTTCAAAAACTTGCGGCTGCAAATAGTAACACTGCAACTAGACACATACTTCAAGCGGGCATGTTTTTAACGGCTGAGGTTTGCGAAGCATTATCTCTTAGAATATCTGATATATTAGAGTATTCACCAACAAAAGATGCATTTATTCAGGCTATAGGTAATCACAATGTAGCTACGTTAAAAGAAATAGAAGAGTTACACTTATATGATTTTGGAATATTCTTAGAGCTTGAGCCTGACGAAGAAGAAAAGCAGATGCTTGAGAATAATATACAAGTAGCTTTAAGCCAAGGTAGTTTAGATTTAGAAGATGCTATTGATGTTAGAAATATTAAAAATGTAAAACTAGCAAATCAACTTCTTAAAATACGTAGAAAAAAGAAGATGCAACAAGATCAAGCTGCGCAACAAGCTAACATACAAGCGCAAGCTCAGGCTAATTCTTTAGCTCAACAAAGTGCAGCTCAAGCTGAAACTACAAAAGCTTTACAAATACAAGAAGGCGAAATGAATTTAGAAAAATTAAAAGCTCAACTAAAACTACAAACAATGCAACAAGAAGCTGAAATTAAAAAAGATTTAGTAGAACACGCTCATCAGTATAATATGGATTTAAAACAAGCTGAAATGAGTGTTAGATCTAACGCAGATAATTTTAGAGAAGATAGAAAAGATAAAAGAA